TGTTGCCGTCACACTGGACGTAAAGCCACCAGAGACCGAAGTGAACGGATCATCTGAGCCTTGCATCTCTGCAAGCTCCAAGACCTGCACAGCACGCAGCCTAAGCGACACGCCATTCAGGCTGCCTGTATTGTATGGCACAACAACCACGGCCACGTTGACCTTACTTCCGCTGGTCAGCATGAAATCATCCGGCAACTTATTGCGCTGGGCATCAACTTGCTTTGGTGGCTGCGTCTTGTCACCGCCGTAAGCACCTTTCAGCTTGCACTTGCCGACGACTTCGCCGTCGTCATTGCGTTTGTATGGAAGCATTGCTGGCTTCTCTGGCCATTTGCGCTTCGTATCCAACGCCGCAGCGTTAGAATATGCCTCCATACAGATACGATGAAGCTCCTTTGCCTTCTCATCGGACATTACGAAGCTCATTTCGTATGCTGCGCCGTCATCAAACGCATCGCATTTCACCGACTTGTTCTCGTAAGTATCGAACTTGTAAGTGGAATTTAGACGCGGGTAACGTGCGACGACTTCTGTAATCATGTGTTGCATTTTGCAACTCCTCTCAATGTTGTGCAGCACCCCTGCACTGGGATAGGTTAAAACGCTTCTTCACTGTCCATCCATGCTGGCAAGTGGATCGTGTTTAAGTCAGGCCAATTCGTGACATATTCCTCAGTCTCAATCGCCTGCTTTATGTCAACCAATGCAGAAAGCATACGGTTGTGAGCGTGGCGCAAATACATCTCAGAAAGCTCATGGCACGCAGTGACGTGCGGCGCGTCCTTCTCGATGCAGATGAAGATAAAGTTCTCCACACGAATGCCGTTCAGTTTCAAGACGTGCATGTAAAATGCAGCCTGCAAATCGTATCCGAACTGACGCACAGAACGCTCAAAGCCTCTGGGTGATGCGTCTTGGGTCGTTTTGATGTCCAGTACAATGCCTGCGTTGCGCAGGAGGCCATCTGGGCGCGTCTTTAGGTCAATGTCAATGTCTGGCTCAGTGGCGAAGAATGAAGCCTCGGCCAACATGTCAGGATTTGTGAGCAAATGATTTGCCATGCGGTTCTTCAGGCAGGCATCTGCCATTCTGTTTGCCAGATCATAATCAGCCTCGGTGAGCAATATCTTGCCAGCAGCATCGCACTCATCTTTCAGGTCAGACCATGCCTTGCCGCGCCGTGTCTCAGGCCCGCGCACAACAAGGTCTTTCTCTGGCTCCAACAAGTAAGCGTGAACCGCGCTGCCCAATGCAAATGCCGGGCTTTCCTTACGCTCAGCGCCGAACAAATGCGCAATGCTTTTGTTTGCTGCGGTCTTAATTGACGTTGAGCCAAACGCATGATGCGCGTGATACTCTTCGTTTGACATGTCTTCGGATTTGATGATTGTCATGTTTTCCTCCGTTTCTTCATTGTTCGCATATATGTTTTGCATATGCAATACCTAATTCAGGGGGGGGGAACTTCTTTTATTTTTTAGAAGTTCTATTTTGTTAAGGGGGTAATGACTTCGTGAAGTTGTTACCCCTTAACGGACAGGCTGGACATGTCCGGGCTTTGTCCGTGTCTGTCTGGCTCTCCGCTCAATCTCCTCCTCGATCCCAGCGCCAAGAGCCTTCAAGTGGGTATCGGACGATCCATCAATTATTGACCAGATCAAATTGTTTACCACCATACCCTTTAGCCAGATAATCGGAGACTCGCCTCGATAGATCGTTACTTGACTGTTATATGAGAAATTTCTTGCATCATCATAGAACTCGACACCTTGGCTTGAGTGGGTTCCGTTTATACTAATAGTTTCATGTTCGCAGTTGCCCGGACCAATTCCAATCTGCTTGGGGTTCAGAAATATACTCATCACACCACCTCAATAAATGTTTTAGCCGCAGCGGCCCACAATATGATTGTTGGCCTTTGCTGGCCTACGCGGTTGAACACGTCTGCCTTGGCAATCTTGCCGGAGTTAAAGAGGCGCTGGGCTGCGTTGCCTGCGGTCTTGTGGTCAAGCTCAAAATAATCCGCCAGCTCTGCCGTTGTGTGATACCCGCCTGCAAGAATATATGTGAACATTTCAGCATCAAGCGCTTCTTGATTTAATGTTTGCGATTTATCAAGAGAGACTTTTTCGCAAACTTCAGTATCGCGCTGCAACTTCACAGCCTGCCACGGCGTGCCTTTGTCTGACTTGTCTTGATAGTTAGGCACAAGCACAGCGTTTATTTCATCGCCAGGCGCAAGGTCAAAGCCGTCAGCGATGTGAACCGGGATGAAGACTTGCCCTTGTGTTTCCGTATCGCAGGCAAATGCAAAGCCATGTGCGTGCGCGTTTGTTATGATGATCTTGTTCATTTTGTTTCCTTCAATTTAATGCTGCGGGCAGTCGCCCATAGTTTTTCAAGCGGCAATAGATTTTCCTGATCCATTGCCCAGCCTTTGCCGTGGCCAAGGTCAATCTCGTAAGCCTGATCTAAAAAATGCGTGCGGGGTATGTAGCCCACAACGTGCATACGGTCAGGCGCTTGCTGGCACACCAGAATAGAGCAATCAGCCTTGAATGCCTCGCGCTTCTTAAACAGTAGCCGCCCGGTGGTGTAGAACGTGGCTTTCACATCTACAGAAATATTATCCAGCCATACGTCTCGGCCATCATCTACGCCAACGGCGTGGATGTGGTCGAGATCAAACACCTTCGACACGGCAAGCTCAGCCTTTACGCCCAGCAAATCCAAATCAGCGTCAGACCTGCCCTTGTCCCGGCGCTGATTAACAACGCCAGATGCTCGGGCCAATTGCCAGCGCATTGCGGCGGCCTGATTGCATTGCGCAACCTCTTTTTGCGTTAGGTGTACGAGCATGGCATGTCCTATCTAAAATGGCGGTTCTTGATCCGGGTGTGCCGGAACCCAACCCCCGAAAGGTTCCGGCACACTATTGGTTTGAGCTTCCCGCAACGCTACAACGGGGCCGAACATTTGCATCAAAAACGTCGGCAGATGCTCAGACCAAATCACTTGCGAGCCTTCGCAGCAGCACGCGCAAGCACAGCGTCAGCGGCTTGGGCTGCGCGTTCATCTTTGCGCATGTCAGCCTCAAGCATGATATTTAAAACGCCCCCGCAAACGTGAACGCGCTGTTCATGGTCAAGATCGAATCCCTCGAATATCGTGCAGACGATAGCGCCTAAGTCGATGCCCTTCACGCTACTAGGAAGAGCAACCAAAAAATCCTTGGTGCATTTGGAGATTTGTTTCTCACGTTCAGTCATAACCCTTGCTCCTCTTTCTCCAGCACAATGGAAATAATTGATCGGTGAATGCCTGTGTCGCCATCCAAATCAAGCCCATCTTTCACAAGCGCATGATGTATTTTGCGCCGGGCAGAAACAGATGCGCGGCTCAATCGCGTTTTCTGTGGGTGTGACCAGCTCCAGAACTGAGCCACACCCATATAATCCGGCGAGCCAATAAACTCCCGGTCAATCTCTGTGAGCTTGCACAAAGCATTAAACGTCACGTCAGGCAATCCAACCTTAATGCTCATCGACTTCGCCCTCCCATGTGATGCCATGCTCGGCAAAGCGCTCCATTTGGTATTTGTTTGGCTTGGTGCGCAGAAGGCCAGTAATGCGCGGATAAATGCCGCCAAAATCTTTGGCTTGGCCGTAAGATAAGCGCGGGCCATCACCAGCGTCCGAGCGCAGAGCCTCAGCAAGCGCAAGCGACTTCTCACCGATGTCGCGCTTGTCTTCGTTTTCAGATGTGTTCCAGCTGTATTCTTCGCACAAGAAGTCAGCTGCGCGGCAGAATTCAATCACGTCATTATAGCAAAAGTCCATCAAATAGTTTACGTCTTCAGATATGGACATGCTGGTCCAGCGCAGCTCATTTAGCGCCTCACGCTCATCATCTGCAAATTCAGCAACAACATCTGCGCGGTCAAGCATATCTTGCTTGATGCGCTCCCAGCGTGCGATTTCTTCTGCGGATGGTTTGGTATCGTTTGTCATTTGTTAAACTCCATGTTTGTGTTGTGTCTGCCAAATTAAGCATTGGTTGAAATTGATTTGCTGCGTGAAGCGCAAATCTTGATTGCGGATGCCATAGCGTCGCCGCTGGTCATGCAATGCGACCCCGTGAATACTTTGCCGCCTACAATCGCGACAGGAACCCATGCGCCTGCATATTTCCGAACACGGTAATAACTTTTGGCCGCATCAATCATATTGAGATTGCGAGCGTTGATCTGACTTGCGGTGGGTTTGGTTTCGTTTGTCATTTGTTAAACTCCGTGTTTGTTTTGTGCCACCAGTATTTGCATATAAAAAACACATGCGCAAGTATATTTTCCACTGGCTCCCTATATTTTAAACATATATAAAGAAAACAGACACAAGAGGAGTCAAAACCATGTCAGATAAGAAGCGTTTAATCAATTTCGCAGAAGAATATGACCGCATAATTACAGAAGCAGCGCGCAGGTCAGGGCTATCCTTTAGCGCGTTTTGCCGTAGCGCAGCACTGGAGAAGGCGGCAACAATTGTGGATCATGTACAACAGCCGAGGGCTGATTGATGCTTATCTACGGATGCGATCCGGGGTTCACCGGGGCCGTGGCCTTATATTGGACCGATACAGGCAAGCTGGAAATCCACGACATGCCAGTAATGAAAAATCCAAAAGGTAAGGCGATTTTAAATTTGCATTCCCTGCTGGACGTGTTCAAAAACGAGGCCGACGAAAAGTGCATGTGCATAATTGAGCAAGTCGCGTCGAGACCCGGCCAAAACTCAAGCGCAGTCTTTCGCTTTGGCCAAGGCTTTGGGCAATTGCAAATGGCCGTTGCAGCAAACAAACTGCCAGTGCAATATGTGACGCCAGCAAAATGGAAAAAACATTTTGGGCTTATTGGGTCAGATAAAAACGCCAGCCGAGCAATTGTAATGGATCGCTTTCCGCAAGAAAGTGACCTCTTCAAACTAGCCAAGCACGATGGAAGGGCTGAAGCGGCCTTGCTTTGCCTTTACGCGGCAGAAAATATGGTTTCATAATTGCATCATAATTGTTTAGTCATATAAATAAGGGGTTCGGCTGGGTAATTATGATAATTATGATGTAATTATGATCTATTTATTAATCCGGTGTATTGTCATCATAATATAATAATGTGTGTGAAACACACATTATTATGATATTATGATACACCCGCAAAGGTGAGGAATGATATGGGGTATGATTGGGCTAAGTGGGTCAGACATAAGATTGAGAAGGGTGAGGCGATTGTCCGTCCTGTAGGCTATCATAAAGGGGTGGAGCGGTTGCAGGGGTTTAGATCAAGGCTTGACGCTTGCCGGGATTTAGCAGAGCTAGAGGGCTTCGCCAATCGGCGCAGGTTTGATCCAACATTGCCGAGATGGAACGCAACCGAGCGTGATGCAATCCTACGGCGCAAGTTTGAAATGGAGAATGGGAATGGGTGAGAATATAAGAACGCAAATATTGACCGAGGCGATGGAGCTAATCAATCCGGGCGGGGATAGGGCTAAGGCTTACGGATCAGCGCAAACAAATTTTACCTGCATCGCTGAAATGTGGAGCGCCTATCTTGCGCCGCATAAAGTGTCGCCGCGTGACGTGGCAAATTTAATGGCGTTATTGAAATTGGCCAGAATGAGGCAATCCGCCGGAGGGCATAGGGATAGCAGCCTTGACGCGGCCGCATATTGCGCCTTGGCTCACGAGCTGGACCAAACCACATAAACTTGCGCTTTGGGCTTGTGTGTGGCTATAAATGCGCATGGCGCGCCGTTCCTCCCAAGGCCGCGCCTAAACTGGCCCGGCGCTTGTCCCAATCCATGCGCCGGGCATATTTGAGGGCCGGGCCTATGTCGTATCAAATAGACTTTCGCGTTTTGCTCACTTGCGTGGATGACGACGCGGCCGAGATTGAGACCGGGCTTCTGGTGGACTATTGCGAAGAGCGGTTGAATGAGACAAGCCCGGCGCGTTTAATGCAAGCGCTTGGCGAAGTGCTGATGGAATTGCACGAAAGCGATATAATCAACACGGGTCAAACCGTGCATTAAAAAAGCCCGGCGCGGTGGCCGGGCGTTTTGTTGTGTTGTGGGTGTGGCTTATTTTACGCAAGGCGATAATGCGACAGGGAATGTCTCACCAATCTCAAGCATACAGTCAATGGCCGCAATCTTGGCCTCTTCTAATGTTGCAAAGCTAGAGTTTAACAGGCTCCCATGGACGCGGCCAACAAAGCTATAGCGTCCAGATGGCGTTTTCATAATTGTCGTAACCTTAAACATTTGCTTCCCCTTTACAGATTGAGCGCTAATACAGCGCCAATGATAAGCCCGGCGGCAATGCCAAGGCTCACTTGAGTTAAGATTGCCTTGACTTGCTGGCGGATTTGTTTTGTTTGACGGCGTGTCATTATGCTGCGTCACTTTTTGCATTGCGTGTAAATGTCATGCCGTCCGTAAATAGCACAGTGTCACCATCTGGCATGTCAACATACCAAACATGGTCGCGCTGATATACACCAAAGCCAAGACCAAATTGGTGGCTTGCTTGGTTCATCTTGCGCTTTGTCGTGACTGTCTCCCATCCACCGGAGCGAAGCGTGATTGTGTCGTTATCCCATGAAACGATTGCCGTGCTGGTGTATATAACAGAGCCGATGCCGTGTCCGTCTTCTGTCCATGCTGTTTTGTATGTGCTGAGTTTGTTGTAAGCCATTTTGTTTGTCTCCTTGTTTGTGTTGTGTCATGCGGCTGCATGTGAAGGCCGCGCCGGGCTGGCGCGGCTAACAGATGCGGTCAACGGTGATGTGTAAACCTAGCAAACTTGTGGGACTGCGTGTCTTGTCCGTCAATTATATCGGCTAATTGGCGCAGCCTGTCAGCAATCTCGTTGCCTGTTGCGCTGGACTGACTTCCCCACACATTCATTATGTCGTTGATTGCATCTGCTGCATTGAGGCAAGGCAGGATAAGGAATCCGTCACCGCTGTCATTCAGGCGCTGCATTTGCTTCTGTGTTGCTACGTTCATGGCTTGTTCTCACTTTCTGTTTGTTTGTGCTTGTACCTCATATGTGCATATCCAAAAGATACTTGCAACACATGATTTGCCTTGTGACGTAACGTCACAAACTGATTTACCTCCACGCAACACACCGCAACACCGCAGCGCAGAGGCGCGCTCGCGTAACTGAACAAGCGTTCAATTGCAATATCTGGAATGTGGCAAAAGTATGGCACAAGTGCGGCGCAGGTTAGGCGCAATGCAATGCGCGCAGCCTGGGGTATCTGCGTACCTCAATGCTTAACATGTTAAACAAGTGTTCACTTATATTCAGGATCGTGAATGTCAAATGCCCCCCCGGTCAAGCATTTGCCGGGTAGTGTTATTATTATACAATTCACACACACGGGTGCCACCCCCCGTACCCCCTTGCCAATCACATGCTACCCAGCGTAAAATTATAAAAAACTGGAGTTAATCAAATGGCAGGCAAGGCGTTACAAAAGCGAATACTGTCCGATGTCACCAAGCAAGGCGGCGCAGAGTATCTGTTCGAATATTTTTCTTCTGGTGGCACAATGGCGCAACTTGCGACCCATTACGAGTGCAGCAGGGGTTACGTCAGCACGGCACTGCATAAGGTGCCAGAATATACTGCCGTGATAAACAAGGCTCGGCAGGAGGCGGCTGACGCGCTGGTTGAGCAAGGCTTGGAGATGGTTGACGCGCTAGATGGTGGTAGCTCAACGCAGGAGATTGCTGCCACGCGCGAGAAGGTGCAGTGGCGTAAGTTTATGGCTGGCTCGTATAATCAGGAGCGTTACGGCAACCGGCCTCAGACCAATGTTACGATTAGCGTGAGCGACATGCACTTGGACGCGCTACGCAAGGTTAATGCTGACTTGGCGCAGATTGATGCTGAGGACCGCCAGCGTGAGGCGATGGCTATTGACGCGGATTACAAGGATGTCACAGATGAGTAATGATAATCCGCTTGAGGAGTTTGTGCTGCGTTACCGCGATGACCCTGCGCTGTTTGTGCAGGAGGTGTTGGGCGCGACTCCGCATGATTATCAGGCTGAGTTCTTGCGGGCTGTTGCAGACGGT